TGTCATAGGTGTACTCTACTTGTCCATAAGTCTCACTAGTTGCATTTGTATATGCTACATTGTAAGGATCTTTGTCAGGTGTATATGTTAGTCTTATTTTTTTCTTTGTGATATCTGGTAAAAATGTCAATGACTGTTCTCTATCCTTAGCTATCTTTGAGCTCCAGTCCTTCTCTTGTCCTGAGTCATAATACTCGTCTCTGTGCCTGAGTATTAAATTGTATGGATTGTCCTCATCCAGATCAACATACAGATTGTACATTTTAAATATAGACTTTACAAAGTCAGACTGTTTTATCTTTTTAGGTATGTAATCATTTATAATGATTGTTTCACCAATAGGTATTAAATTACTTGATGGCAAAATCTTCATAGATATATTTAGATCAGCTACTATGACATCAACTTGTACTGGTGTTAAACCTGTCGCATCATCTACCCATTTAGTCTGATCGTAGGTTGAAGACCACTCTACATAATTTTGCTCATTTTTTACTTCTAAAACCAATACACTTATTTGTATATCTCCTGCTGCTATAGTATGAGGCATCCCACCGCCATTGTCAACGGCAACAAAAGTAATTGTATTTGAAAATGTTCCTAATACTGTTTGACCAGGTGGTAATGGTGTAGGATTAGCAGGATCATTTTCAAAAGTAATCCATTGATATCCAGGAGATCCAGGTTGAGTAGATCCATTTACTTTTACTACAAAACCAATTCTATATTTATTTTTTACTGCAAGATTAGGACTAAACCCACCTGTGGCTATTAATCTTGCATCAGCACCACTGCTGTTATCTAAAATCAAATCACCTGTAAATTGTATCTCATATTTATAATGTTGACCAGCTTGTGAGTTAGTGTTAAATGGTGAAGTGTACTCACCTACTGCAGGATCAAATAAGTTCTGTAAATCTATGACCTCAGTCCATCCTGAGTTTACATCCTCTAAAAAACTATAATTTCTTCCTACAGGCTGCACATAACTTGTGGTCCATGTGTTAGTGGCTTGAACTAATAAATCAGCAAAATCAAAGTTATTGACATCACCATTGTAAGGTATTAATAACTTATCAAAATTTGCTGCCTCTAAATCTGCCCATGTATAACTAAAACCTGCAGAGGCAAATATCCTGTCAAAATAAACCTTAGCATAAATAGCAGGTTTAAATTCGTTGATCTGATAATTGTTGACATCGAAACATTGAGGCATTACATACTTAAACTTTTTAACAACAGAATGTGCAAAAGTACTTACTATGGTTGCCGCACTCCACTCATGATTGCAGTCTGAGAAGTCTAAGTCATTTAATTCCTTGTTGGTAATCGAGCTAAAAAACTCTGCCTTTGTATCTTTTATGAGTACAGTGTATGTAATCTCCTGCTCATAGTTTGATGCTGTCTGTATCTTGTTAACACTTACCAGCTGCAAGAGTACATCCACTAAGATCGGCACATCATTCTGTATGACTTGACAATGTGTTAAGGTGTTAATGTTGAATGTGCCCTCTTGTATGTTTACATCGTAGTAATGACCTAGGAGCTGATGGTTGTTATCTGTTCCTGGTAAAGTTATACTCTTAGAGAATGTTCCCTTTCGTACTGATACATCTTTAATTTCAGCAATGCTGAATGTGATAGGAAAATTTACATTTTCACTTACATCTAATACTCCTGACTCTAATACTATTTTAACCATTGACTACATCGTTATTACTAAATCTGACTTGTATGCTGTGCCTTATTAAGTTCTGATTGCGTTGCTTTACCATTTCAAAATCTGTAGCTAACACATTGCAGCTTTGTAAATCATCATAATTAGTTGCTACTGTAACACACTCACCATCTATTTCTACCTGTCCATAGCTAACAGGCAAAATCCATGTAGCAGGTGATGACAACATCTCTAAGAAATAATCTGACATGGACTCAGTCATAAAGTTAGTATTCAAGTCAAGTGTCTTAGTGAGCTGTGTGTTGATGTTAACAAGTCCTTGTTCATAACTATCATAAGTCCATTGACCTGCATCAATATAGCCTTGAACATCTTTGTTGTAAGTCTCTCTCTTGATCCCTACCCTAGTGTATGACCTTAGTTGAAAGGCAAAGCTACTAATTGAGCCAAGTCTATCTACAAACATAATTTGATGCTCGTCTATTTGCTTCCTGTAATCTAACTTGATAGTGTATATTGCTGAGGATGCAACAGCAGGAACACCTGTGAAAATCTGTATTGTGTAAGATGTGATAGTGTCATTAGGTATCAATGAGGCATCTGGTCCTGAGATATAAGTCAGTGTTCCAAGATTGCCAGGTCCACATGGCACACCTGCTATCTTGTTGGTACTGTTATTCACCACTCTAATAAACTGACTTCCATTACTGTTAGTAAATAACATAGAAGTAACAAACCCTGTCAGCTCATGATTGAGAAACAAGAACTGTCCTTTGGTGCAAGTAAACTCAAAAGGCTGTGTTGTTAGCATACGTCCTAAATTTGCAGGTGATAACTCAAAAGCAACAGGTGTGTAACCAGGAAAAAGCCGCCAAGGCTCAGCACCATTGAATACAAACTTATTCAAGGTGTTCACAATGTTCAAGTTAACATCCTTCTCATTGTTAGCATATCTGATAGTGCCATTCTCGTTGACATCTGTAACATCAGCAAACAGAGCATTAATCACTAACTCATTAGCATTAGGAACATCCAAGACAGTGTGCAATCCTTCAACACCTGGATTAGCCACACCGCCATCATCTTGTATTATGTTTATCTGATCACCTATAACAAATGGATGAGCTGCTGCTACTGTTGTTATTAACACATTACCATTGCCATCATCTTGTAGTGCTGCTGTGTAATCTTCCTCAAGAATATACTCCTCACCTATCTTGACATCATACTTGTAATAACAGTTTGATGCATCGTAGAATGTCAATGCATCAGGTTGAAAGTCAAAGCTAACTTGATTGCTCAACAGCTTACTCAAGTCCACCTCACCATAGCCTGTGCCATAAGATGGCAGGACTTTGTATGTTGCTATCTTAGTTGCTGTGCCTGACTGAAATATCTCAAAGATATATTTGAAACCAGGTTTGTTGACATTGTTTGAGTCAACTATAAACTTGCATTGATTGTATGCAGGTGTAAAGTCATAAGGTTCTGCTTCTATTGTTATTGCCATACCTATATTGTATTTTTAAGATTGTCTAATTAAAAGGATAAGTACCTGTCATCTGTGTAGTAATTATCTTTGATGTAGGTTACTGCATATCTCACAGCATCCATTGCATCATCCCATAACTTGACAGGCTCGTCAGTGATGGTGTCATTAATTTTCTTCCACTTGTAATTCTCATACTCCTTCTTTAATTGTGGGTGCTCCTCACAGAACACACCAAAAGTCTTGATGTTGTTTATACCCTGCTTCACTACCTTGTTAGCATTCTCAATGTAGTATCCTGCTCTGTCTATCTCAGCAATGCTCTCAGGCCTTGAGTAGTCTGCTAGGATGATTATGCTCTTCTCTACATTGATCTGGTCAAACTTAGTGATGAGGTCAGATGTAGTCAGGTAGCTCTCATAGATGACCGGCTCAATGTATATGTCCATGTCTCGCCAATAGACTCTGACCAATGCAGTGGGGTGGTTGTATCCAAAGTCAAGGCCATAAACATAGTCAGTGAATTTGCTAGGTCTGTGCTTGACAAAGGTCCATCCAGAATAGATGTTGCTCTTACTGATTGCCTTCTCACCGAGAGCATAGATTTGATACTGTGCCTCATCAGTTCTCTTGAGGTCCTCAATTTGTTTCTTGATACTCATAGGTAAAAATGGATTGTCTTTGTAAGTTGATTTGATCATTATGCTCTCAGCAGATGGAAGTTCATAGAGCCATGAGTTAGACTCTGATGGATTGTAGTCAAAGATTAGTTTATTCTCAGTCCTCATGTTGAGCTGAGTAAAGTCATCATAGTACAGCTCATTGGCTTCATTGCACCAGGCTATATCTCTCTTCCTACCTCTGATCTTCTGCTCATCATCCACACTAAAGAACTCAACAATGGATCCATTGTCAAAGGTGTAGATGTGCTCAGACTTGTTGTGCTTGTTGACATCATAGATGTTGAGACTCTTCATAATCTCTAGGAAGTCTCTCATGACTGTAGCTCTCAATGCAGGAAAGGTCTTGCGTATTACACTGACTACCTTGTTGCTGTTTTGTATGCAGTAAACTATCACAACCTGACACAGGCTGTAAGTCTTAGAACTCCTTGAGCCACCCTCATTGATAATAAACCTGACACCTGAATTGATTGCATTATAATTCTTTTCAAATATCACAGTGCTGTTAATCTCCATGGCTGCAATTTGTTCTAGGTCATTTTATCATCCTGCCTTATTATGTTGACCTTGATCTCATTTATAGCTTCTCCTTTGCTAGTGGTGTCAACTCTCTCAGTCAAGCCGTTTAGTCTTTGAGTTATGGATGGATTGTATTGACCACACATACCACCTTCAATCTGATCATTCCGGATTGCCTCCTCTATGCGTGAACAGATTGTAATATATTCGACATACCTGCCCCCTGTGTTAGCAAAGTAATCATTGACTGTGCTGCCTTTATCAGCTGCATAACTTCTAAAACCTACCTGAGTGAGTGGTCTCTCAAGAGGTATGGCAGTAGCCTCACCTGTCTTAGTAGATAGTGAGTATTGATATCGTGGGTTTGCTTTGCACCAGTCTCTGTATGCTTCAAAGAGTTCCCACATTGCTTCTGGTGTTTCTATGTATTTATGTTTTGCCATTTATTTCTTTTGATATTTAGGGTGTTTCTCAGGCAGCAGGTCAAAGTCTGTAGTGTACTTAGGATTGTCAGGTCTGCCATTCTTTAATAGGTACAGAAAAGCATTGACTCTTGCATAGGCCCACTGCTCTGCTGACTTTACATTAGGACTGTGTGAGGTATTGTATGCACCAAGACCTCTTTGAAATACTGATTTCAATGCTCCAAGTGTAGCTCTGCCATACTTAGTATTGCTGTCTCTCTCATTAAAGTCATCAACTTTACCTTGTAGTGTTTTCTCTTGTTCTGCTGTAACCTTAGCACCTCTTTTACCGGAGGCATCACCTTTGGCAGTTCCTTTACCTTTTGGGTTTGGGTTTGGTGTATCTGACTTAGGTGCTTTTGGTGATGACTTAATACCACCTCTTTCACCAACCTCAGCATATTTTTCACCTCTGATCTGTTTCAATTTACGCTGTGCCCATTCAACACCCTCATCACCACCCCATGCTAACCAGGCTAATCTGCCACATCCATCACCAAGTTTCTTTTTGCTGTTCTGTCTGTGCCTTTCAAATGCAGCCATCCTAGCAATGGTCTCTTCACTGACAGGTCTGTTTGCTGCTAAATCAGCTGCTCTTTTTTTACCTACAGGTGTTAGGCAAGATCCCCATCCATTTTCTTCTGCATATCTTATTGCTATTTTAGCATTTTCAACAGCAGCTTGTGGATAGTCAGTATAAGACTCAGCAAAAGACTCTTTGAACTTAGATAATGAGTACACTGGTTTCTCATCCCAATAGGACTCACACACCGCATATCTTTGTTCCTCATCAGGGAACTTAGATATGGTCTCATCATCAGACATACATCTTTTGATGTAGTCATCATACAGTTCTTTAGGTAGTGGCTTCGGCATCTTCTAAGTTATCAGTGTTTTCTGGTTCAATTGCTTTATATGATATTACCTTGATCTCTTCCTCTTCTTTTTTAGGTTCGCTTTTAGGCTCCTCAAAAATTTTTTTTAAGCCTTTTGAAAGGTAATAGTCATACTTTTTGGGATCATCTACAATTGTAATGTCTTTAAAACCTACAATTTTTTGATAAATTTTCACAGTCTGTCCTATGTATTCTTTTTTAATCTTCTTCTTGTAATTCTTCATAAGTGTTAATTATTATAAAAGTTAGTATTAAGGTCAGTATGACTGCACCAAATTTACAAACCAGCTCCATGTCTCTATGCCACAGGTTATATGCTAATCCAAAGCACAGGATATAGGTAGTCATTGAAATAATGTTAAGACTCCTCATACCTATATTGTATTTCATTTATTTTTTCTTTTATTTCTTTAATTAAAAAGTAAGCTGAGGTGTTATTAATATCAAAATACTTAGCTAATGCAGTCTGAGTAGAGTAGCCTTTGTCATAATATGCCTCAAAGACTATCCTTTTTATCCTGTCTTTTTGTTGTTTCCGGTATATTTCTATCAATCCTTTTTTATGATTGTATTTATTTTCTAGTATTATCTTGTGTTCTAGGTCAGATAGATCCTCAACAATATCAATTAGGTACTCCTGGCTTGTGTAAATGTCTTGTTTTTTTGTTTTGCTGCCTTGAGTCCACAGCAACTCACATTTTATAGTATTTAGCAGGTAGCTTTTTGCTTTGTTGATAGTAATATCCTCAACATTTAATTCAACACAATGTAAATAAGCATTTGATATTACTGCTTCTGCATCAACAGAGGAGGGTATGGACAAGATATCTAGGAAGTGTTTAGTATATCTGAGCACTTCATTGTAGTTATCAGTGATATACTTATCCAATGACTCCTTCATACCATTGTCTGAAATCTTTGAGCCACACTTTTCTTCTCACAGAGGCACAAAAACACTCTTTGTCTTTGCCATTGGTGGCTTTGTTTTTAATTTGTTGTAGTTTTTTTAGATTACTTTTTTTAAGTAAAATATCATTTGTTGATGACAAAATATCATCTATCAGTTCTCGATCAGTTTGTTCAAGCATACAGCTATTAATGAAGTGGCACAAGCTATTATGAAACTACCAGAATACACCAATGCAAACCAAAATGACATACACTTCCAACATCCTAGAGCTGTGTGTAGCCAGTCAACATCTATTTTCGTGAATAACCTGTCTATAGTGAGCTGTAACGGCTCAAAATTTACAAACCACCATGATACTACAAAGGGTGCAATATAGTCTATCATGGGTGCTAATATAACAAAAAAAAGAATACAACAAAAAAAGCAGCTATTAACTGCTCTTTTTTATCAAAAAATAAAATGCTTTGTCATAAAAACCACCTCTCACTTCAAAGCCATTTAAAAACCTGTATAAGGTATGAGGCCTGACTTTCATATCCTGAGCCATGTGTGAAACTTTATACCTATATGACAGCAACTCATTGAGCTGTGTTCTTATGTAGGTAGTTAGTGTCTCACTTGGTTTAAGATAGACTGTCTTAGAATGGTAAGTCATCCAGGTCTATTGATGCAGATGACACTGGTGATAGTGCTGTGATATCTTTTACATCTATTGTATTAAAATACTTAACATCTCCTTGTGGACTTTTCCATTCTCTTCCTCTCAATGCAAAGTTGATCATCACATTTTGACCTATTTGCAGTGCTTTTACCTTATCAATGGCTTCATTGACTGCTGTAAACATTATGTGTTGAGGATAATTGCCCTCTGTTGTAAGCACAAACTCACAGACCTCAAACTTGTCTGATATTGTTCTTGTTGGATTAATGAGCTTGATAGCTCCTTCAATTGTTAGTTCTGACATATTCTATTATTTAGTTATTATTTATACTACTTTTTCTTGAAATGCAATCTCTGGTGTTGTTTTATTGATTATCTCATCTGCTACAATGTTGGCATACATGACTGCGATCTCATAATCTGTAAGGTAGATTGTGAACTCATCATCCATGTTATCTCTGATATATTTCATTTTGTCAGCGTTTGCTAAAAATGCTGCTACCAGTGTTGTTACTATTTGTGTTCTTGTTTCCATTTTACTTATTATTTAATTCATTAACATACTTACTATAGTACTCATTGCAATAGAGTAGCCTCTCTTTTATCATTTCTTCATGTTCTAAATCTCTCTCATATCTCAGCACTGTTATTCTGTACTGCATAGGTATATGATCTACTCTGTGGATAGACATGTTATCCCATTCACTCAACAGCTCATCCGGTGTTGTGTGCATAGCATAGACAAGTTCAAAGGATGGTCTATCATACAGCCACATATAGGCTCTACCTTGCCACTCATAATCAGAGTTCTCACCTTCGGCAGGTGTTGCAGGGAATGTTTCTAAGGACCAGGAGCTCTTGATGTCTATGATTAGATCATCTGTAATGATATCACAGCATCCGGTCATGTACTCATTCTCTAGTCTTAGCTCATTTTTTGTGTAGTTAGTAAATCTGACATTGTTGAGAAGGTCAATGCCTGACTGTTCCCAATCAGTGCCTTTGATCATTGGCTTAGTTCTTATGTCAGTCTCATATCCGTAAAAGTCCTGTTTTGCTATCTTGCGTATCTCTGACTTTGCAGTCTCAGATAATACCTCAGACTTACTCCTTGAGTTAGTCATTAGCTTACCAAGTTGTGATGGCCTCCATTTCATAGCTGTTCCTCCTGTTCTTTTGTTAGTTTAAAATTCTGCTTCAATTGCTCTACTGTGTAAAGACCAGAGGATATTCTCTCAAGAGCATTTTTGAACCTCTCATCAGTCAATGCAGGTTTACCTGTCTTTTTAGGTGTCTCTGCTAGGTTAGCATCATCATCCACAGCTTGTAATGATAGGCTTGATTGCAGGGTGTAGCGTCTAAAATAGGTTATGGCACTACCCATCTGCTGAGGTGTCAAGCTAGGAGGTAACTCCATACATGACTCTAGCATAATACCTGAGTCAATGTCAATGATTTGTGTGCATACATTGTTGCCCTGAATAGGTTGCAATAGTAGCAGTCCATTTTCAAGTAGAATAGGCTCAACAGCATCTAGCAGTGCATTGATGTCAGCATAAGCTCTCTTGAAATGTGGATTAGTTGCGTTCTTAGTTACTTTACCGATAGCTAATTTAGCTCTGTGTAACTTTTGGTGAAGGTTCAAGACTACGTCTGACTCTTCAATTTGTGTTTCATTTTGCATATTGTCTTATATTTCTTACAAATATACAACAAGTAAACAAATATAAAAAATTATTTACACATATTTATTAACAACCATCTGTTGATTATAATGCTCTAAAATATTAATATTGTAAAATTTTGTTTTTTGAAAATCAATATACGCAAAACTACACCCGCTTGTTCTGTAATTATAAGACTTTAAATATTGTTGATAATCTTTTAAATTCATTTTTCTTGGCTCTTTCCAAACTTCATCAGTAACAGGAATATTCATATTTGCAATTTTATCAAATGAATTAATTTTTTTAAATACAATATCTTTCAAAATGCATAATTTTTTATTAACACACAATAGTAAAATTTTTATATTTAGTTTATCAGCCAGTATCATATAGTTGTCATAACATTCCTTTTCAATACCTGTAGAATTTTTTACTTCAATTAATACTGATATGTTATTAAGAGCTATTGTGTAATCAGGATAATAACGTACAAATTTAGAAGTACTATCATTAAATTTTATTATTTTATTAGCATTATTATATTGTTTATAATATTCATAACCGCTTTCAAAATATGATATCTTTTTATTTTGTAAATAATTAATTAAATAATCACAAAGCTCTTTTGATTTGTTTTGTCGTGCTTTAAATGCGCTCATAAACACCTATTCTTTTAATTATATCAATACAATACTCTTTATTCAATTCAGCATTATAACTAATTCTATTCATTTTTTCACAGAGTAATAAAGTAGTACCTGAACCGGAAAAAACATCTATTATAATATCGTTTTCATCAGTAAATAAATCAATTAAATGTATCATAAAATCATAAGGTTTTCTGCCCTTGTGTTTTGTGTCCTGAGTTTCGCTGGTTTTTATTGTTATTTTCCAAAAGTCTTGACTGATTTTAGGCTTAACATTTCCAAATATTGAAGTTTTTATAACATTTGCATAACCGCATTTGCCGTGAGTCATTCCGTTACTAATCCAGCAAAACATTTCCCAAATGTAATTCATTTTAGTTTCCTTATAAAAATTACAAGCGTTCCATCCACCTGGAGTTACCGCAATAACATCAGCATATTCTTGTAAATAGTCAAGTTCCCATTTAAAATTAAAGTCCCATTCGTCAACTCCAGCGTTATAAGGCGGGTCTGCAAAACAAAATTTAGCTTTAGGCAATTTATTTATAAATTCTTTATCAGTATTACTTCCGTAATATAAATATTGATTACCTACTTTGTACCATCCTTTTTCTATTTCTGTTTCAATATTTTTAAATTTTGTGTTTTGAATACTATTTATTATTTTTTCTTGCTCTATTTTCTTTTCCTGTTTTATAAATTCTTTTTCTTCTTTCTTTATTTCTTGATAAACTTGATTAATACTTACTTCTCCTGTTCTTAATTTTTCTTTTATTTCTTCAGGTGCTTTTTTTACTACTACATCAAATCTTGCTTTTTTACCTATACCCCATCCAAGTTTGTCGGCTATTATTTTTCGTGTGTCGTGTTTTGGTTCGTTGTCCATTGTGGACAACGGAGCAGAATGTTGATTGCCTTTAAATATTGCTTTTTCTTTATAAATTTGTTGTCCTTTTTGCTTTTCTAATTCTTCAAGCTCTTTCATTAATTCACCTTTAACAAAGTCTTGTAAATTTCTTCTACCAAATTGATTGTTAACCATCCAAATTTTAGCATCTAATTCACTATTAAAATGTTTGCTTTTAGTTTGATAGTCTAAGTTCCATTTAGTAGCTATTTCATGCCTATTGTGTCCGTCTATTATAAATCCGTTCCAGGTTAAAATAGCTTCTCTAATTCCTTCATTTAAACAATTTTCTTCAAGTTGTTTAAACTCTTCCGCAGTCAAAGGCGGAATTAACTTTTTAAATTCTTCTTTTATTTCTAACATAACGTAAATTTTTCATACCATTCAACAAAACTATCAAAGTCTCTGACAATAATATACACACCTCCTGCTCTCTCAATAGCTGCTTGATATTCTTTTTGTGCTTGTGATTGCACATCATTACCATACTTCAC